GACCAATTGTAATTCCACGAAGGGGGTACCGCCCTTCGGTCAGAAGTAATAATCCAACATTTAACGTGTGGGACACACGAGCGCTAAGTTCACCAGCCAAGGTGCCGCTATTTCAGCCAAGCGGGGGGGATTTGTGTGAGGAAGAAAATTAGGTGATGAAGGTGTAAGAGAGATTGTCGAATTATATATAACCGTAATCCTTTGCAAAAATCGCATCGGAAGCGGCGGACCACACGACATCCCCAGTGCACGCGCCAGCGTGCAACTCGAGCATAGTATCAAACTCGCTGGGGTGTAATCCATATCGAACGCATAATTCGGTAGTGTTAATGTAACCACCATGATCATCTAACCGAAAGTACCTGTCGCTATATGCAGGGACGTCGGAACAATAACGTCTACGCAAGTACATAGTTAAGTCATGGTCACCAGCATGGATGAAACCACGAACCAATGAACTGTTAAAATCGTCGTAGGTATAACCAACCGGCAAAGTGGAACCCTTGCATCTGCCAAATGATCTTAATATGACGCCCAAATTCAAAACGGGCACCAAGGATCCGGTGTCATCTACACATGGGGAGTATTTTAAAAATTGCAAATGGTGGTACGTGGGACACAAATCAACGGTGACTACATACCCGGCGTGCTCAGCGCCAGATATAATGGAGTCAACAGTGGGATCACCACCAGAATTAGCGACGATAGCCAAACAAATGAGGGTGGAAGCAAGAGTGTTAATTGATGTAGTCAATGTAGACCCAGAAAAAAGTGTGTGATACAACGGAGTCAACACAACTTTCTGAGTGTGTGAAGTGTCCCATAAAGTCAACGGACGCTTACACTGAGCAAACACGTCGGATATAGCACTATCATACCACCCGACGTCCACTACCGACCTCATCAAATTAAAAAGGTCATCGCCATGAGAAGAATCACACTGAGATATGTCCAAATTGCACATGAAACCACCGGGGCCGCGCATGCACATATCATCAGAAAACACGGAGAAAAAATAATCGCAATCAAAATCTAAACCGTTTGCCAGACGTGAAAATGCCTGGCATAAATTGGAATATGATGGGGATTTATAAAATCGCACCACGACAACTAAACCCCCGACCTCATAACGTTGATCGCGGTCTAATGATCTTTTCAAATCGTCCAAAATGAACCCCGCGACCAAAGATGATGAAGTCTGCAAATCAGCAATCATTCTAGATTTCTTCTTCGCTTTGGCGTCCTCCCCAGGTTTCATCTTCGCGCTATTAAATCCAGCACCACGAGACGCATGCACACCTTCGGTATTATACATTTCAATTAAAGCTTCACGCCGTAACTTATACTTTACATGTGCTGAATCGAGTGCATGCTCTCGAAGAGCATCCTCATAATACGCCTGAGAACTGTGCTCCAAGTAACCAATGCGCCAATCGTTAGCAACAAGCGAGGCTAAACGAGAGCGACAAAAAGCCTCATGGTTGCGCCATAACATGGCATCAAAACCTGGTTGCTCGGGCTTACGCACGCAAGTAAGCCGCTCAATGCCAACACCAACTCCAACATTGTCCATAGTGTAAACAATACTCGTATTCCCAAACGATGGTCCAAAGTACAAATTGTGCGTAACTTTGGGTTTGTCATCAGAAGTGAAACGTACGCGATAATCGGCAGTGACGAAACTACACTGTCTGGGACCGGGCTTAATTCGAAATCGCCGATTGTTCACAAAAGTGAAATTATCCTGCACAGGGACAGAAGCGCGCAAATGCACACCGATGCTGTGAACCATCGATGCGCCGCGCAAAATTAGTTTAACTGCACCAATTGAGCTTCGCACTTACCACGTGCTGCACTAGCAGCACGGGTGCGTAATTTCTTCAACTGGTAAGCGTACAACACAGTGTTGTACACTAAAGTCGGGTCGACTGCATCGTAGAGCTCGTACTTTCGAACACCCTCAAGCATAACATTAAGGGTTGATGCAACATCCTTGTGTGCCAAAAACTTGGATATCAAGTACTCGACAAGATCCACATCAACCATGGCCTCATAACACGCGTTGTACTCAGGCAAAAAGTTCAACTCAAACTCTAAATCGTGTACACCGTATGCATAAGGAAGGACAGGCCGAAAACCGACTACTAGCGGGATGTTGTAATTATGCTCTGCAGCAACTTCTTTGATAAACTGGGCCACGTTTGGCATAGCCACACTCAAATAATGTCGCACAGCTATTGGATAATTCGCACGACCCAAACGCACTAATTCAAGTAAATCTTGATCGGCAAAATTTTGGGCCAACCACTCCAAAGCAAACAGACAAGCTCTAAAATACGCAACAAAAAAAGTGCATAAGAAATGACGAAACAAAAACCACAAGTAAAACTTGGTCTCAGGCAACATGAACAAAACGTCCACACGCCGTGTAGCACGTGGTATCGGTTTAGGTTCGGCAGGGGTGTCATCGTCATGATGTACCACCTCCGTTGCAACCGTTTCATTGTCTGAATTGCTCGCAATCGCTGCGCTTAAATACATAGGCTCAACCAACTGATCAGCTGGGAGCGCCCCCATGCGCTGCATGCGCCTAATATGTCGACCAGGGTGCGCGCGAGACTCAGCCATATCGTCAGTGTTGGTGTACTCTCCATGTAAACCATTCAAAAAAGCGATAAACGATCTGCGCAAAAACCAGCCAAAAGACTGGGGATCGTATATCAAAACACACAAACATAGTGCAAGCAACGAACGCCGCGTGATCAACGTCGAATGCATCACTATAAATCTCAAAATTTGGCAAGAGGCCCAAAAAACGTAACATAGTACCATCGTAAACCCCATCAAAACTACGATAACTATGTACTTAACCAAACACATGACACCGCAACGACGGTGTAAGTGCCGCATTACAAGCGTCACAACATAATACAACAAATACAAAGGAAAGCCTGCCGAAAGGCTAAAAACGACAATGGCTGTCCAAAAAATCGTGTGAAACGGATCGGTTGTTTTGTCACTCTTGGCCAGATCATCCGCCCCGGTGCCCTTAAAAGACACCGGAGAACTAGGCGGAGACTGGGTGGCGCAAGCCACACTTTTGTTCGTTAGTCTATTCAATAGCCAACGAAACGGACGGGGTTTCGGATTCCGCGCATCACATGTTGCCGACATGGATGCCCCCTGGCACGATCTGGCTGCCGCGATCAATAAGATAACAGCTAAGTAACATACCGTGCATCTGCTACTCATACCAAATGGGTTGGATACCACCGCGCATTGTCTCCCGCGATGCAAGTATCATCTAGAGGTCGTCCTATTCTCGCCCGGACGACACACACAGGATTTGGGCCCGACGCCAGTGAACCGTGGTCTTTATAGACCCCGGAACAACTGGCGGATTCCCCGAAACTTAAGTTACACCGTCTAACACCGGAGGGTCACTACTCCCTTTATGCCGGCTGCGTGCAAAGGCTTAAGTGCGACTGATCGACACTGGCCAGCCGAAGCAGAGTTAAAGGCGGAGCGCCTCCGTCTGACACAAAATGACGGAGGCGTAAACCATAAGTATATACAGTTTTTCAGTTCAATTTCTTCGAGGGATAAATCACAACGCAAAATGACTTTAAATGGTCAATTCAAATTTCTTCGGTTTTTCTAAATTTGCATTCAATTTACGCATAAACACCAAGTCATTCAATGACGCCAAATTTGCAAACGCGAATAAGTACCTAACGAGTTAGGGGACTCGTCAAATATCAACGATACGGGAGTGGAATTTGTGGTGCATACGGTTATAGTGAAGTAAATAGTACCCCCGGCGGGTAAAAATGTTGTATAAGGAAGCCCAATGCTCAAATAAGTGGTTCCGGTTGTTGGTCGAACACCAGTGCCGATCCTCTGAACTCCGAGAGTCGATGAAACGGCATTGACTACCAAATCAGTTAACGCGGAATTATTACTAACCATCAAAAAATTGTGGAAATTATACAAGCCATCATACGCAGCGGTGAACATGCCATTGGTTGAGTCAAATGTGCCACAATTGAAACCAAATTGCTGCACATTTATACCAATACGCCAAAGTGTGGCAGTAACACCGGTAGGTGACGCAGTGTAATAAAGCACAACTGGGTACGGTCCAGGATACTTAACCAAATAACCAGCTTGAGAAGATAAAACCAAATTATAATCACCTGTAGAAGTCCCAATTTGATACATGTTGCGTGAGTACGGTGCAGAATAGCCAATACACGTGAGTACACTTGGTGTTATGCTATTCAGTGGATTGGATATCTGCAAATTCCTACACGATGCAACAGATGTATAAAGAGACGTAACTAAAGATGATGCGCTACCAACAGACGTCACAAAAAGCGAACCGATCTTGGTGGCGGTTGTGCCCAAAGCAGTTGCATAAACTACAGCAACTGGCTCAGACGGCGCACCTATAGAGTTCGCTTTGAAGATGTCTGTGGTCAATGTGTCATAGACACGTACTATACTGGCATATAGATTTGATACGGGGGCGACCCCACTCCCAATCACAGCAGCAAACAAAGTGGAAAAGTAACCCGTGGTAAAAGGAATCTCACGGGTACCAATTGTGCTGAGAACACCACTGGGGGCAAGCACGGAGCCGATGGTCAAAATGGCTCCGGTAAGGCCCAATATGTTGGCACCTGCAGCCAACATCAAGGTACCAGTAATGGCCAGATAAGGAAAAGTGACATATGATGGGACCACAGTACCAGGGGGAGGTAAAATTTGTGCACTCCCCCGACCCATCAAGCGAGTTTCCGCTGCCCGCCGCCACTTACGTAGTAGTCGCCCCCACAACCCTCAATTGAGGAGTAGGCGCTGACCACTAGTCATACGATCACCAGGTGACAAATACATACCCTTTGCATAAGAGTATGCTGCCCCAGCCACACTGGCAATTTTCTGAACACGAGAACCTGGTGTCGCCAAATCGGCGACAACGTCTCCCAAGGCCTCTAATCCCGCAACAAACCCAGATTTGGTTGGGTCCGCAGCTTTCTTCGCATATACCTGCTGAGCAGCTGACATCACCGCTTCGCAACCACGAGCATCAGAATGAGTGCGCGTATGTAAGGCAGAAGTGATGGGACCAGTATACTCAACATGAGTTACGAAGTCGACTTGGAACAGAGAGGAGACTGCAGGCGAATTGGCGGACTGTGGTTGTATATAAATTGCTCCACATGCGCCTCCGACGGCAAAACCAACTTTGCCCCCCGTGCCGGCCCCAACAGCAGCGCCAATGGCAACGGAACCTGTAACTGCTCCCGCAGCTATGGTCAAGGTCAATGTGCTGCTAGACACTGTTGCCGCACTGAAAGGCACGAGGTAAGGTTTGTTGGTTGAATCAATCGTGGACGATCCGCCAAATGGATTTCCAGCTGCCGTGCCAGCAGGCCACAGAATTACACTACCGGTGCTGGCAAAGCACTCAAAGCTAGGAGCCGTAGATGGAAGTGTAATAGTCAATGTGGTAGAAGCGGTCGTGGCTGCGGCTGCAAGAGTTCCAGAAAAGGATGTAACTGTACCTGCGACGGTCCTAGCCGTGGGAGCGCTCCCACCGCTGGTAGGGCCACCCCATTTTGGGCCACCGTAGGCATTGGAACTCCATACTTGACTGTTTGCGTAAGGGTACACAACGGGAGTAACGTAAGGAGTACCAGCGACATCTAAAGGTACGTTCAAAGTGTAGACGAGCTCAGTCTCATCAATACCGCTAACGTTGAGCCACTCTGTAGACCGCGAAATAGTATTCGTTAAAGTCTCGTCGTAGCCAGCGAGTGCGGAAGGGGCATAATTGAGCATATTGTCGTGATTTGGCGATACAAACATGGTATAAATACCACCTTCATTGAAGGTCACACCTTTGTAACTTATGGACACGCCGTGTGACACGATTCGACCGGATGCTTGCGGGGAACCCCCTGAATTAGAACCGGTCTCGGTCATCTGGCTTGCGCTATATGGGGCATTTCCATAAATAGGAGTCAACCAAGGCAATGAATAAGTGAAAATGTCAGAATCGCTGGGTAACGACGTAATAGGCAAATAACTTGGAGAGTTTGGGGTATAAAACATGGTAGGTGCATCAGAAGCCAAACTAGGAGTCATAAAAATGGCCCCAATAGTAGCATTGGTATTTCCGGTGGAATAAGCCGCTTGTCCAAACTGAACCTGTGTCTTCGAAAAGAGAGTAATCTTTTGCGAAGGACGTGAAGGATGTCTAGGAATGCAGGCGCCCTGAGAATCAGGGTTCCAAGGATCGAAAATAGCCAAAGCATACTTGGCTGCACAATGGCTCAACCCAAAAGCTCTGGCCAACGAGTTGGCATCACGAACCATTAATGGGCCAGCCAGCGTTCGACCAGTCTTGGCTTTGGCACGAGTTTTGGCCCCTTTCTTTGCCAATGCTCTCTCTGTCTTGCTGAGATTGCTTTCAAGGGCAGCCATGCGATTGGCAATGGCCAAGACAGATTGTTTACTTTGTTGTTTTTGTTGTTGTTTTTGTTTTTGGTTTGGAATGCAATTCGAGTCAACCAGCGCCCGCATCAGGGCACTGCTCGGTGGGAGCGCACTACGTCGTAACGTACGCTTTCATAACGAGCCCACTAGACACTAAAGTCTCCTCGGTCCCTCTTTAAGCACCGCAGCGCAAGGGAAGGGGTACTGCTCTCGCCCAACAACTGGAGTGCGTTCCGGTCCGCAGTGACGAACCACGCCGTATATTAAACACTCCTCCACTCTGCCACCCCGTAGTGTCGAACAACTCCCGGGACAGAGCGTGAATTCCAGGTTCACCGTACGTTAATTTCCTGGTCATTAGTGGATCAAACGGGGGTGCATCCCCTACCTCTAATAATACTCTTGAGATCACTGGATGGAACGTGCGCTCAACATCCAGGAAAAATCATATAGCA